TCGTGAAGCCACGGACTGTCGTCCCGGCAATCTGATAGGGGTGCATAGGAACCTCCTAGAGAGGCCGGCAGACGATCGTGAATGCGACGGTGTCGCCTCCAGCGGCGCCACCATCCCCCTTCAGAACGAGCCGGGTGCCTTCCGTGAAAGCGTTGTTCGTCTCAAGCCGGAAGTGCTGGCTCGCGATGTCGTCAGCCGCTCCACCCGTGGGCACTGTCAGCGTGTCGGTGAGATCACCGATCGAGCTTTCCAGCGTGATCACGGCAGCGCCGGTCGTTGCACCATCTTTGATCGCGTACATCTTGACCACCTGAAAGTTCCTGGGCGACGCGAACAGGAAGTGGTCAGCAGCGGCCGTACCGACGTCGATCTGGCCTGTGACGATCAGGAAGTCGTCAGCTCGCTCCATGTCGGACATGTTGGTCCTCCGCGAGTGGCCGGGGGCCGAAGCCCCCAGCCTCTCACTTCTAGCTGGTGGTCAGGTCCGCAACGACCCCGGAAGCGCGGCAGTTGCCGCAACGGAGCGTGTACTCCGCCAGGATCTGGCGCTTCTCCGCGTCGCCGGTCTTCGCCAGAGCGAACTGGCGGAAGCCTCGCAGGTAGTCGATCGACCACAGCCTGGGAGTGATCACCAGTGCCGAGCGGTCTCGCGAGAACCGGTTCGGGACTACCCGGTGCTCACCGAAGTCCGAGACGTAGACATCGACCGCTGTGACGAGGCGCATGTCCTCGGAGCGATCGAAGCGCGTCGCGTTCCCGGTGAAGCCCGAGAGCACCTGCTTGTTGAAAGGCCCGACCATGACGACCGAGGGATCTCCGCCCTGCTGCCAGCACTCGCGGATCACTTCCTTGAGCTGTGACTCCAGGAAGGGGCGCGCCGTGCCATCTACCGGGGACTTCGCCACGGTGGGCTGGAAGCCGTCCGCAGTTGCAGTCCCCGTCCCGTCCGTCGCGCGACTCGCGGGCTGACTGGCGTTGTCCACCATCCAGGTCTCGTAGGGAGCCAGGCGGCGCACCGTGTCGATGGCCGCACCGATCGCGCGGGCCTGCGGAACGGCGGATGCCGTGGCGCGACCTGCGATCACGATCGACTCCATGTCCCGCTTCAGCTCCTTGGCGCGCTTCGCGAGCTGATAGGCCAACTCCGACTTGCGACCGGCCTTGTCCACGGACTCTACGGTGCCCGAGACGATGACCAGCTTGCGACTGATCTGCGCCTCGTTGCTTACGCGACGAGTCTCCTGGGCGTTCGGGAACGCCGGGGAGTCGTCACCCTCGGACTGCGCATTCGCGAAGTCCTCGGTGGCCAGGTCGTCCACCTGCCACTCGTGGGTGATGTTGGTCGCGGTTCCGCGGCCGATCATCATCATGAATGGCGTCTCGGTCGGCGAGATGTTGTAGATGATGTCGGAGAGATCTTCCCTCTGGCCGATGACATCGTGCGTACCCTGAGTATTGGCGATTGCAGTACCCATTAGAGCAAGTCCTCCATGAGACGAGCAGCATCTCGTTCGTCACCGGTCTTCCGGAGACGAGCAAAGTTCTGCTCTCTCTTCTTTTGCTCCGTCACGCGCAAGTCATCCTGCCTGGCCCCACCCTTCAGGGTGGGTCTCGGCAGTTCGCGCAACCTCTTTAGTTTCTGAGGGGCTTCACTCTTCATGGAATGCAACTGGCTCGCCTGGTAGGCAACCAGAATCATCCGGTGGTCTTGGATCTCGTTGATCTCTTCGTCCTTGAACCCTGAGTCGCGCAGGAAAGATCGGAGGCCGGTCATCGCCTGGCGGGCCGCAGTGGGCTCCGCCCAGGTGGGCATCTTCGAGATCAGCGCGGCGGCTTCCTTCTCGTAGTTGCCCTGCGTCTGTCGTGACGCCTCGGCTCGCGCCTCTTCCTCGGAACGCTTCACCTGCCCGATGGCGTTCTCGATGAGCTTGCCCATCTCTTCTCGCTTGCCTCGAAGTATCAGGTAGCGAGCGGGGTCCTCTACTTCCAGGGACTTCCAATCGACGTCCGAGAACTCCTGGTTCGCGGAGGCGATGAGGGCCTGGGTGGTGCCTGCGAGTTCGGCGAGTCGCGAGTTCTGCTCTGTACGAAGCTGTGCTTTCTCTCGCTCTAGGTCGCGGTCGATGCTCAGTATCTCTTCGTACTTACGGATGGCCTCTGGCGCAGCCTTATAGGTCGAAATGACCCTGGCCAGCGGGATCTTCTCGTCTCCGATGTCCACCTGGAGTTGGTCGAGCATGACCGACTCTTCTACGTTGAACGAGCGGGCGAGGTCGGAGAGTGTTTCGATGGCAGCCTCGGGGGCCTCGCCGTCTATTTCACTCTCCGCCTCCGCTGCCTCGGGAGCCTCCTCCTCCATCTCTTCATCCGGTTCTACGGATTCTGAGGGAGGCTGATCGGTATCACGCGAGGCGGCTTCCTCTGCCGCGGACAGGGCGTTCTTGTGGGGAGGCGCAGACAGATCCTCGGGGCGAACGTCTCGGGGAGACTCGTCCTCTTCCCTGCGCGGAGGGGGAGCATCCTCTAGGAAGCTCTCCAGCCGACTGACGATTTCGCTATCGGGACCCGTCGGGGCTGCCATCCCACTTCCTCATATCACGCTCGCGCTGGAACATTTCTTCTTCATTGGAGCGCTGATACGCCACGACCTTGCCCCCGTTGATGAAGGTTGTCAACTGGACGCGTACGTCCTCCAGCGCGTGGAGCATGTAGTACGCCTTCTCTCTGACCTCGGTATCCCCAACAGCGGAGTTCTTCCAGACTCGCTCGATCTTGTCTCGAACGGCATCGAAAGCCTCTTGAATCACGGGGTTATTCATTACCCTTTCAGCTTCGTGGGACCTTCGAAGAACTTCGTCATCTCCCATTCTACTTGATCCCCTCGTCTCCCCACTCCGAGGACTTTTCCGCGTTACTTCCACCCCTGCGTCGAGTTCGGGAGACCATCTCTCCGCCAGGGATAGAGCGCGGGTCGATCTCCGTGTAGACCGTCGTGTAGCCCTTCTTCTGTGTCGGGGCAGAACTGAAGGTGTCCGGGCGACCCCATACCTTCGGCTTGGCCAGGAACTTCTCAGTCTTCGTCTTCACTGGGCTTCCTCGTGAATAGGCTCTTCTTGGCCTTCGGCTCGACCTTCGCCGCTGCCGGTGCGGACTCCGCCTTCGAAGCCTTGTCCGGGTGCGACTCCCAGTCGTGGACTCCGGCCTTGCTGTTGATCGTGTTGAGGAGCTGCTTCGGGTCGTAGTGAGAGTGGCTCCGCACGTAGTCCCTCAGCTCGTCCAGACTCTTCCATTCGTTCATTCCGAACCCTCCGATGCGCTGTTTTCTGCAGCGATCTCCTTCTGCGATTTGATGCGCGCCATCTCGATGCGTTCCTGCATCCTCATCTTCTCGCGCTCCAGCTTCATCTTTTCCTTCAGCTCCAGCAACCGGAACTCGGCCTGGACCTTCGCCTCGGCCATGTCCGCCTTCACTTCGACGGCCTTCAGCTCGCGCTCGGCGGCGTTGTCCTTGGCCCGGCGCTCGCTCTCCACGATGTCCGGATCGGGCTTGGGCTCCGGCGGGGGACGGGTCTCCGGGTCGGCGAAGAACTGCTCGGGTAGCGTGAAGCCCATGGCCTCGGCCATCTTTGAAGCCGCGTTGTACAGCTCGCGAGGGCCAGCGATGTTGGACAGGCCGCTTTGGGCCATCTGGGCCTGGACCTGCATGAGCTGGGTCAGGAAGGCGATCCGCTCTCCGGCCTGGCCTACCCCGAGGCCCACCTGGATCTCCACGTCCATGTCGGGGTCCCAGGTGGATGGGTCTATTTCCACCCACTTTCCCCGTAGCCGCATGACCTGGGGCTTTATGCCCCCTTCGACCATCAGCTTCAGCATCTTGCGGAACATGTCCTTCACGCCGGTCTCGGCGAAGATCCTGGCGATCAGCTCCACCCGGGCGAAGGCGGCGTTCATGATCTGGGACACGCCCGTGGCCGTGTGGTTCAGGCTCTGGGCGTCGATGCCCTGGTTGTAGCGGGTGATGCCAGTGCGGGTCTCTCTCACCCCATCCAGGAACTCCATCAGGCCGAAGACCGTCTGGTTGAATGGCTGGGTAGGCAGGGGATTCACCATCCCCGGGGCCTGTACACGGACGATGCCGCCAGGCCGGGAGGTCAGGAGGTCGTCCATCTCGACCGCCCCCTCGACCACCTCGTATCGGCCGTTGTTGACCAGATACATGTTGTCGAGCATCTGGCGCAGAAGCGTCGAGCGAATGAGCTGGAGGTCCGAGACCTGATCGGCCAGGGAGAGGCCGAAGAACTTGTGGGGCATCGGGATGGGAGTCAGCGAGCAGAAGGGCTGCCAGTTGATCTCCTCGTCGTCGAGAAGCGTGATCGACTGCTCGCCGACGACCGTGATCTTCCGAAGCTCGGCGTACCCGTCGCCGTCCTCATCGACCCGCACGTAGCACTCGGTCGTCCAGATCTCCCGAGACGCAGGGTCGGTCCGCTCTGTAGTGACCGGGAAGGTCTCGTCTTCAGATAGTCTTTCGGTCCGACCCTGCGAATACTCGGGCGTATCGTCGGAAGGGAGCGTCTCGACCAGCTCCTTCGGGTAGCCCAGGGCCACGAGGTCTGAGACGGTGACCTTCTTGCGGTGGGCCGTAAAGGGGGTGAAGTCGTTCAGCTCGATCGTGCGCCTGGCGATCAGGAATTCCTCGGGAGGGACCCCGTCAATCTTGATGGCTCCGATCGTGAATGACTGCCGGACGGTGACGTCGATGGTGCCGTCTGGCTTCTGCTCGAACTCGATGGGCTCTAGCCGCGGGTCGTTCAGGAGGAGCATTACCTCTTGCTCTGAAAGTCCGCGATATGTCTGGCGTTTCGGGTCTGTGCGCTCTTCGTAGTAGACCTTGACGATCCCGTTCTTTTCCAGCAGGGCCGTCTTGAACCAGTCGTGGAGGAGCTGGAAGCCGCGCTGCTCCTCCCGGAACACCTTGTTGATGTACTCCGTGGCCTGGTCTGCCGCCTCGACCTGATCCTCTCGGCGAGGATGGAACTTCACTACGAAGCGCCCACCCGTGAACATCCGCATCAGGGAGGGCATCACCCACTCGATCGTGTCTGCGACGTCCGTCAGCACGACCTTCGAGCGGCCCTCGACCTCGTTCCCGAACTCGCGCCCGTAGTAGAAGCGCAGTGCCTTGCGTCTCTCCTCGGACACCTGGGAGCCCAGGCCGCCCAGGGCGTCCTCGATCTCGTGGGAGACGATGGCCTTGATCTCTCCCTCGTCCAGGCGCTCGCTGTCTCGCTGGGGCTCTAAGGGATGGGTGAGTCCCAGCGTGGGGTCTGCGCCGTCCGGAATGAGCGCTCCGCCGTTAGCCACGCTTCACTCCCTTCTTCTTCCTGGGCTTGTGACCAGGTTCATGCCCAATTCCGAGTTCTCGCAGGATATTCGGGAGGGGAGTGTCGGGATGAACATAGATGTCCCGGAGGTTCTCTCGCGAGATCCTCTGCAATCTTTGCACACTTTTCACCAAACGCTCGACAAGGCGCCCCATGGCCTCCATGTCCTTCTCGATTTTGTCGAGCCTTCGGTAGAGGTCCGCGGACACGTAACCCCCTAGACAATCGCGAGTTCTGGGTAGATCTTCTGGTCTTTCTGGGGATCTTTCCGTAGGCCGACAGCGAGTGTACGAAGAGCATCGGCGGGGTGGGATGCCCACGTATGAGCGGGCGTATCGCTATAGAGGGCTTCCCCATCAGGGCCGCGCTCTTCCAGTTTCTGCTTCGTATACTGGCGAAGCCCCTCGATCCCGGTCTCGCACTTGTCCTCGTCCACCCAGACCTTCGGGAGGAACTGGCGGACGGCGTTGATGCCATCCTGCAGGGAGAGCTTCGCGACCACCGTGGGGCTCATGCCCATCTGTCGGAGCACCTCGATCCGGCTCTTGCCAGTGCCCAGCTCTCGGACCATCACGTCATGGGGGAGCAGGTGCCGCGCGTAGGTGTAGGGCTTCTCTGCCAGCACCTTCGTGTAGTGCTCTAGCCCCACCCCGCTGGAGTAATAGTAGTCGATCAGCCTGTGCTCGTGGCCTACCTGCTGGTGGAACCAGATGGCGGTGGCGTCCGAAACACCCAAGTCCCAGGCGGTGTTGACGGGCCTGGCCGGCTCCCACGGGACCTTCGTAATGCGGTTCGTCTCGGCCATGTCGTTGAGCTGATCGCCGAAGTACGCGCCAACCAGGGGAGCATCGAACGAGCAGTAATACTCCTGCTGGATCATCTCCTCTGGCATCCCAGAGCGCCTGTCTGCGTCGATCACTTCGAGGCTGACCGCTCCCGTGTCTTCTACTCCGAGTACCTGCGAGAACCATTCGGGCTGTTCCGTCGCCATCTTCAGGGTCTTGTGCCCATGGTTTCTTCCGCGAGGCGTGTAGATGAATACGGCCCACCCACCGTTCTCCGCGAGGATGGGGCGCATGTAGTCCCATACCTGGGGCGTCATCACGCTCCACTCGGAGAAGATGATTCCGACCGGATTGGCTCCGACGAGTCGGTTGTACTCTTCGGCGCCGATCACCTGGTACACCGATCCGTTCGTGAACCAGAGCGACATCTCGTCGTGCCGCTTGCGGACGACCGTGCCGGGAGGGAAGTGATCCAGGAATGGCCGACCGTCTCGGGTCATCCCCTCCCACACGACCTTCTTGCCCTGCGTGTAGGTTGGGAGAATGTGCCAGTAGAGCCCTACCCGCTCGAAGACCTGCGTGGCGCACCAGTTGATGGCGAACAGATCCTTGCCTGCCCGTCGGTGCCATACAAGACAGGCTCGCTTCGCCCCCTTCTCCAACGCCTCCCACGCAGGCATCTGGTAGTCGCGAGGCTCGTAGTCGTAGGGGAGGTGGATCTCACTCATCGTTCCCTGACTTTAGTGCCGCAACCACCGCCTCTGCGTCGATGATGTCGTTGCGTACCTCGTCGACGCCTGCGATATGGCGTGTCTCGCCCGTCGATAGCTTGTTGATGATGATGGTGACCCCGGTGTTGCCCGTGTTCTGCTCTCCGCGTGAGTCGGGACGTCCCCATCCCTGGTCGAGAATATCCTTCGCTGCTGCGCGCCGCGCACCGGGAGGGTTCTTCTTGTTACGCATGATGGTGACGAGCGTCATGATCGCTTCGTCCGTATGGACGCGTGCCATGTCGCGAACGTCTTGCTTCGCGCTCTCCTCGAACGTCTCGATGACTTGCTTCGCTGATAGGTCGCCGGTCATCACAGCCCATGAATCTCCGGAGTGCCTGCACCTGCCTGGTTGAACACGAACTTCGCGCGCTCTAGCGCGCCTAACACTTTCAGCTCGTCAGCCCCTGCCCAGGACACGTCCACGTTCGGGCCATGAAGGCGCAGTACGACGATCCCGTCGGTTCCGTCTGTCTCGACATCCTTCGTGACGCTCTCTAGGACCCCGAGGACTCGCCTCGTTCGCTCTTCCCCTAGCAGGTCTTTCACTTGATCCCCCTGTGAGTGATCGAGAAGTGGCCCCCATCTGGCCTGGTAAAGTCTCCGCCCCAGAAGCATAGAGGGTGTTGTGCCTTCCAGAACTGCCCCAGGGGCGCGTAGTCTTCGCTCTTGTCCAGGTACTTCCCGTCTCGGAAGAGGATCAGGTCTACCGCGAGTCGCTTCGTGTGTAGGCTGTTCGCGATCCCCTTCCCACTCTGTGCGTTCAGCTCCGCTTGTTCGGGTGTGCGATGGCACTCGCCCATTCTAACTCCGTAGCCCAAGCGAAAGCCTTCGTCGATGAGACGCGCAAGAAGCTTTGAGAACAGCTCCTGCTTCTCTCCCAGCTTATAGGTAGCCATTCTCTCTTGCCCTCACCTCGACCTGCTCCTGCATGGAGCCCAGGTCTTCGTACCAGAGCGGAAGAGGCTCGCGTATCCCCGCGTTCATCTTCACCTTGTGGTCCGCGGAGAGCGTCTCAATCGCCCACGTCTCGGAGGACTGGATCTCGCATATGTCGTACCAGCGGCACCAGTATGCTGCGACCTGCTCATGGGTGGGTCGATCCCCGTCCTCGATGTCCATGACGATGCCCGTGTGCAGCTCCTGCCAGGTCCAGTAATGGGCAGACATTTCCCTTCGCAGCGAGTCGATGGTCGAGAGCGGAGAGCGCACGAGGTGGACCACGCGGACGAACTCGTAGTCCTGGCGCTGAATCGTCTCCAGCTCTAGCGAGGGAGCGCTCGCCAGGCGGGGCACGGCCCAGTGGCAGTAGACGATCCCGTCCACCCCCATCTCTTCATGCCCGACCGACAGTCCCATGTGGTCGTTGATCAGCTTCGTGCAGGAGGTCGATCCGCTTCGAGGGCAGCAGATGACCAGCAGAGGCTTCTGGATCAGGGGCTGCGCAGCCTTCGCGTACTCTACCATCCGTACTTCTCTGCCCTGTGCCTCAGGGCTTCGAGGGTCAGCTCATCGTCGATGTCTTCCCAGTGGACCAGCGGGGTAGGGGCCACCGTGACGTTCTTCGGCGGCCCGATGTCCATGATGTCGCACAGGCGGATCGTCGTATCCGCAGTCGATTCACAGCGGTCAGTCCACCAGATCCAGAGCTTCGCCAGCATCCAGGCGGGCGGAATCTCCGGCTCCTTGAACATGATGCCCGTCCAGATGTACTGCCAGCGCAGGAATGGCCAGGGGGGCATGGCTCGCAGTGAAGCGATCGTGGCCAGGGGGTGTCGGACGAGGTGGATCACCCGGTCGAACATGAAGTGCTGGCGCCCCTTCTCTTCTTTGAAGAGCGGGTCGTTCTCGATCTTCGCCACCAGCCAGGCGGCGTTGACGGTCCCATCCTCTCCCATGCGCTCGTGCTCAACTCTGAGCCCCAGCTCGCGCAGAAGCCACGCCATGTAGGTGGTCCCACTCTTTGGGGAGCCGATCACCAGGACTTTCTTCTTCTCCAGAGGGCCAACGACGGGGGTGAATTTGATCGGAGGCTCGTTAACGATCTCGATGTCGCCGGGCGGGGGCACGGGATCTCCTTATTTGCGGGGCTCTCCACCCCAGACGGGGCATCGGTCAGGGTCGTTGAATTTGAAGTAGACCGAGCCGCCGACTTCGGTGCCCCGGTAGTTCGAATCCACGCCATCGCGCTCGCCCGCCTCATAGGCACGAAGCGTGGCATCGCCCTTGATCGTCCCCATCGTATGATGGGCATCGACCGAGAACCCCTCCGGGCAGGGGACCCAGTTGTTGGCGACGTTCTGGTGGGCGCATCCGAGGGCCAGGAGCCCGATGGCCGGGATGACTCGCCTCACTTCTTGCGCTTCCTGGGTCCCTTCTTCTTCGCCTTCGACATGTCCACGCCGCCACCGTGCTCGCTGTAGACGCGGCCCTTCTTCGTGCGGTAGTCGGGCCCTATCTGCTCACCGGACTTCGTGGTTCCGGGTCCCCCGTACATCCCGCGAGAACGGCTTGCAGGGCCGTCCAGCTTCCGCTCGATCGAAGTACGGCGCTTCCGCTCTTCCCGAACCTTCTTTTTCGTAGCCACGGCTAGTGGTCCTTCGACGTGTGCTTCTCAGGCATGGGACCTTCCTTGTACAGGTCCGGACCCTGGCGATCGAACTCGGTGGAGCCACCGCCCACACTCGGATCGCCGCCACCCTTATTGAAGAAGTTCTGGTCGCAGCCCGTCTCCCGGGCGTAGCCCTTCTCGCCATCGCCTGAGGACTGCTTGCCCGCGTGGGGAGACCAGCCGGCTTCCGGCGCATCCTTCCCCTTGACCTGACGAGATCGGTATCCCTTGCCCATCTTTCCAGCCATGTCGTTCTCCTCCGAAGTGACGAGCGGAGGCTACCACACCCGGAAAGACAACGGGCACCTCCCGTGAGAGATGCCCGTGTCCGGGGATTGAGAGATGGCCTTCAAAGCCTTCGTCTCTGGACAAGCGAACCGTAGCGAAGAGGCCTGGGAGGGGTCAATGGGGGGTTTCCACCCCAGGGAAATAGCGAATTTGGGGACCCTGTTTCAGGAAGAATCGGCAGATCAGGAGTCTCGGAAGCTATTGACGACAAAGGCGAATCAGAATCAGGAGAAGAATTTACAAAGAAAAAGTTGACAAATCCGACCCCGATGACGCATCTGATTCTTAGCTACGAACAACCAAACGACCCGCCTAAGAACTCGGGTCTTCCTCTTCGAGCGACGCCAGGAGCGAGTCATATCTGCTGCCGCCAGACGGCGCCGGCTGGCTCTTCATCTTCCGGGTCGTACCCGACCCCCTCCTCAAAGCTTCTTCTCTTACAGGCTCCGCCTTCGAAGATGCAGAGGCTTTTGAGGCAGCAGCAGCCCCGATCCCTGCTGGATCTTCATCCAGCACCTTGCTGACCTGCGCTCCGCACAGGTTGCATCGGTAGTGCTGCCAGAGCTGCCTACCCCCAGCGATAGGGGTCCACTGGCGACCTCGGCGCTCGTGTACGCCGCCATGACACACGCGGCAGTGCAACGGAATCGCTTCCTCGAACGTGTACTTCGTACGCATGCGGGGAACTGTAGCGCCCGTACAGGGAAACCGGAGTCCCAAACATAGAAAGGGGCCACGGGCGGTTTATGCGGACCGGGTAAGACGACTAAGG